ACCGTTTGCTCTTCACGGCGATCGACCGCCGGAGGTTCCCGGTAGGGCCTCTCGGCGTGGCCGACTTCAGGGCCTGCAGCGTGCCGCCCTTTTCTGCGGCACGCCTCAGCCCGGCCGCCATGTGCTTCGCGGCGAGGTTCTTTGGCAAAGCCTCGAACGCGTTGCGGATGCTTTCCAGCCCTGGGATGTTCGTCGTGATCCTGATGCCGACCTGTTCAGCCATTGCGACGCTCCATGCAAATGGCTTCGTGTTCGGTGCGGTGCCCGTGCTCGAGCAGGCTGGCAATCTCCAGCGTGCGGCCACGCCACGCGAACCGCATCTGGCTGGTGAGGCCGGGCAGATACCGCAGCCGTAGCCTGTGCGTCACGGTGGTTTCCTGCTGGCCTGCCGACAGGGCCTCGCGGGCCGACACGCCCTCGACGCTAGCCCACACAGCCGAGGAGTCCGACCACGCCAGCACGGTCTCGCCGAGGGCATTGGTGGTGCCGCTGGCGACCTGCACAGTCACCCGCTCGCGTAAGTCGCCTGGTCGGATCATGTGGCCCTCATAGCTGGCTGGCTTCGACGAACGCCTGGTCGACTTGTTCTTCCGTCAGCCCGAGAGCCGCAGCGAGCGGAATTAGGAACGGGTGCGATCGCTCGACATAGGGTGCGTAATCCCATTCCACCCTGACAGAGTCACGCTGTAGCTGGTCGGGGATTGCGTCGATGGCAGCGGCGACCTGTGCGAGGTTAATGCCCTGACGAAGTATCCACAGGCGTATCTGGCGAGCGGAGACACTGGCGGGCACGGCTGGCGACTCAGGCTCTACTGCCTGCTGATTGATGCCGATGACGTTGCCCGCCTCGTCACGGACTTCCCATGTGTGCAGGCCGTCAATGATGCCGACATAGGTGGTGATCATGAGAGCCTCGCGTATATGACCTGCGACTGAGCGTTCGTCGCCGTGCCAGTGGACAGGTCAGACTGGGAGCTGCGTAACGCTGAGAGCCTCGGCGTTAGCGCAGACATTTCCGCGAGGCCCGCGTTGCCCTCAATCGTCGGCATAGTGGTGCCGACGCACAGCACAGCCACGCCGTAGCGAGTCCCAGCAACAAGCTGGTAAGAGCTTGGGAAAGACCCGGCAGTATCGAATGATCTCGTGTATGCCGTGCGGGTTGCCGTGAACAGCGTGGTGTCGCTCGCGATCCGTGCCACCAGAGTCGCCGTGCCCGTGGACTCGTCGTAGGTGAACAGCCCGATGCGGGCGAGCGTCAAACCCGACGCCGCCGTGCCGCCGGACAACACTGTGACCTGTGAGACGGTGACCGTCGCCAGTGGGGTAAAAAACGAATAGATTGCGCTCCCGCTGACTATTGCAAGAAAGGATACGGTCATTCGCGGCAACGTCTCGACGGCGGCCGTCGGCATGGAAAGCCGGGCGTGAAGAGCTGCGGCCGTCACCACGTTGCTGCTCAGCCTCGCATCCGCGAGCGTGCCTTGCGTCAGGTCGCTCGCTGATTTGCTGTCGACGTTGGCCATCACGCCCGCGCCGTTCTTGATGTACAACGCACCGGCCGTCGCATCGAACGCAGGCTCACCCGTGACGAAATCCGCCGCAGACGGAACGCCAGTGCCCTGCCGAATCTGGATCTTGTTTCCGCGAGGCATCAGTACGTTCCGCCGTTGATGTCCGAATTTGGATCGAGGTAGTCGGTGCCAGCCGTCGCCGCCGCGTAGCCCGTGCCATTGCCCTTGAGCAAGCCCGTCACCGCAGCCGTCAATCCCAGCCCGCCGTAACCGACCGCGATGGCCGTGCCTTGCCAGACACCCGTCGCAATCGTGCCGACGCTCGTCAGGCTCGACGCAGTGACGCCGCTGCCAAGAGCCGAGCCAGACAGCACGGACGTGCCGTTGACGTAGTACGCTTTGCCGCTGGCGACGTTGATATGCTCGCTGCTCGTCCACGCGTCTGTGGCGTCAACCCAGTTCAGCGTCTTGTCGGTGGCACCCTTGAGCGTGATGCCGCCGCCGTCTGCCGTCGAGTCGCTCGGCGTTGCCACGTCGCCAAGAACGATGTTCTTGTCATCCACGCTCAACGTGGTGGAGTTCAGGATGGTTTGCGTGCCATTGACCGTCAGGTCTCCGGTAATCGTCAGGTTGCTGGAAATCGTGCCGCCAGTGAGCGGCAGATAGCTGGCAAGCTGCGACGATGTCGCGTAGCTGCCCGGCCCGGCAATCGCGACTACCGAGGCACCGCCGCCCGAGCCTTGCCCGATGTACAAAATCTGGTCGACCTCCGACCACGCAAGCTCCGACTGAGCCAGGCTCGACGGCGCACCACTCGCACCGCCCAACGCACGCCGCTTGACCCGCAATGTATTTGCCATGATTGTCTCCGGTTATTGTTTCACCAGTTGCCGCCGTCGACGATGTCAACGTCCGGGTAATCTCGCCACTTGCCATTCGCGTATCGCAGAACGTCGCCCGTCGATGCCTGCGTGATTTCAACGTCGATAAGAGCCGACAGTGAGCCGTCACCGGCCAGACCGGACGGCCCGGTAGCACCTTGCGGCCCGACGCCGCCGCTGACGCTGGCTGACACAGTCGACGAACCCACCGTGGCCGTGACCGTGGAACCGGAGACGGTGGCCGTGATCGGGCTGCTGTTGACGGTTGCGGTGGTCGTCACCCGACTACCTCCACAAGGCCCTGCAAGGCCGTACGCCGCACGCTGCCGGGTGCATCCCACTCAAGACGCCAGCCATACGTCCCGACCGGCAGAGCGGCTGTCTGCTGCTCTGTGAGTGCGATGTTCACGATGCCAGCCGCTGCGTTGGTCAGCGTGGTCTGGAACGCCGCCACAGTGCTGCCGGTGACGAGCGACGTGATGACGGCCGACACCGTGTAGCCGGTCATCGTCGTAGGCGAGAAGTCGATGGTCGTGCCAAGCTCGTCGCCACGCCGCAGCGAGAGGCCAAGCTGGCCGGGCAGTTGTGAATATGTCGGCATTACGTGTAGCTCCCCCAGGAGACGCTGTCGAGCAGAGCCTTCACGCCGAAGGGAACCTCGACGGCGGCTACGCTGTCCGCCGCCGTCCTGCGGTCGTACCAGTTTCCGGTCAGCATCAGCATCGCGTGCTTGATACGTGTGGGCACGGCTTGCCCGTCAACGCCGTAGCCCGCCCACCATGTCACCGTCACCGAGCCGGGATCGTCGAGGTTGCTCGGCCACGTTCCGCCGTAGAGGTTGCGAAGCACGCCAGGCGTAGAGTCGGCGTCGACCCGGTACGCGTTCGCAGGCAGCGTCGCCGCCTGGCCGGTCTGGTTGACGGTGTAACTCAAGACAACGGGCGTCTCGCCCGACGGTGCAATCATCGGCGGTCGCGGTAGCTCGATCTCAAGCGGGAACTGGTCGAGCCGCATCTGCCACTGCGTCTTGACGAGAGTGCGGTCGAGGTAGTCTTCCACCCACTCACGCGATGCCGACACAAGCGACATGAGGTACGGCCCGTCATCGTCGGAATCGACGCGGCAATGCGCCTTCGCTTCTGCGAGCGAGACCGGCTCGACCACCGGAACGGTGATCCGCTTGAGGCTGCGAAATCTCATTCGGTCCGCTTTTTCTTTTTGGGATTGACGTCTGCCGACTCGACCTCGTTGTCGAGCGATGCCGTTTCCAAGAGTTGGGGCTGGAGGTCACGCGTGGCGTAGTCCCAGGCCAGGAGCCTCACCGCCAGCCCGTTGTCTACCTCCACCGACTCGCCCGCCTTGTATGCCCCGTAGGGCCGCTTCATTTTGATTTTCACGATGGGGTGATACTCCATGCAGTTTCGGGTGCCCTGTTCTCCTTCATCCAATCGCCCGTGTATTGGAAAACCGGCTTGCCGAGATCGCGGCCCGGCCAGGTCACGACGTACTCGCCGTGCCCGATTGACACTCGCGGGGTCACGAAAATCTTGTTGCCAGAATCTCGCCACGTTCGCCAGAAGCCGATGTCAGCGTCCACGCGGCCGTCGCCGTAGCTGCCCTGTGGGTCTGGCCGTTCGTAAAACCACGGCTTCTTCATTCGCTTCAGGGCCGCCGTCGAAATGATCGTGCAGCCGAAATGAGCGGAGTCCACTTGCTGAACAGGCTCAGCAAACCACGACGCTGGCAGCGTGCTGGCACCGCCCTCGGGCGGATTGTCGAGCGTGCCCAGCAGCGTGAGCATCGGCCGCCCGTCTTCCCGTTTCACTTGCAGGGGCGCGAGTGCGTCGCACTGAAACGCCAGAGCCATGGCAAACAGCTGCTCAATGTCCTGCCGGGAGACGAACGTGTCGTAGTCGAGCGTAATGATGTACTCGCACTGGTCGACGAATTGTTCCATCATCCGCGTCAAGACCTGGCTCCAGAACGCACCCTGGCCGAGCGTGGGCCGGATGCCGAGCGGCATGAGGGCCTGTGCCCAGCCGAACAGGTTGGCCAACGGGCCGAACCTCGGGCCAGACAGAATCGCTT